ATTCAGCTTCAGCATCGATGTTCTGGTAAGCAGCTAAATCTTGAGCAAATTCAGGAGTCCATACTGCTTTCAATTTCTTGGTTTTAGCAGAAATAGGTTGTGATTGCATTCTAACGTTGATTTCTGGGATGTCGATTTGAGGACCAGCAGCGTTAGGAGTTGAGAATGAACCTGAAGCTTCAAAATCACCACGACCAGATTGGTTACCACCTACAGCAGAAGCTTGGTTGTTACCTGAAGTAACGTTGATACCATCTTGTGAAGTTGATTTTTGATAGAATACAGTTGCTCTACCAGCTAATTCACCTACAGTTGCACTTGAAGAAGCGGTGTAGTAGAAATTAATTAAACCAGTAGTGTAATTGTAAGTAGTGAAAGCAGATAATAAGTTAGTAGCACTAAATACAGCAGTTGAACCTGAAGAGTAAGTAGCTACGAAACCACGAACTGCATCTTGATCAAATGAAGGCATTACAGATGAAGAAACTGTTAATTTAATGATTTGGCCAGCAGAAACTGAAGCTGAGTAATCAGAATCAAAGTTTACTTCAGCCCAAGTAGCTTCTACAAATGAACCTGTACCAGGAGCAGCAGCTGGAGGTGTAGCACCGTAGTTAGCAGCACCAGTCATAGGCAATGAAGCCGAGAATTGGTTAGTAGCGTAAGTGAAACGACCTTCTGGACCGCCATATAAACCACCAGATGCACTAGGAGTAGAGAAGGGGAACTGAGAAGCAGTATCACGAGTACCATACAAAGATTGACCTGCAGTGTAAGGAGTCTTAGTGTTTCCATATTGGAAATCCAAGAAGAATACAAGACCAGAAGGCATGTTCATAGGTTGAACTGAAACGAATTCTTTAGCTACAATAGTTCCGAATACTTTACGAACTAAAGGCAAAGCAATACCAGCCCAGTTTTCACCCTGTCCACCTGAAGTGAATGAAGAGTTAGAAGAGATGGTGTTGGCTTCAGTTACCAATTGCTTGGCTTGGTTTTCTAACAAGATTGACATATTGTTTTTGTCAACCTCAACTAAACCTTCTAACAAACCGGTTTTATTCCATTTGTTAGACAATTTAGCAGCGTCGCTTTGCAAGTTCTTCCAAGAACCTGCAGCGCTTTCTAATAATTGTTGTACGTTTGACATTTTAGTTTTTGTTTTGTGTTTTTTGTTTTGTTTTGTTTTTTACTTAATTCCGGCCAATTTCTGCCAACGGGCAAATTGATCGTTTACTTCCATAATTGGCTTTTTAGCGATTACACCAGCGGCTTTAGAAGCAGATCCTCTTAACATTGATTCATTAACAGGTGATTTCTTTTCTTTGAATCCTTCAGATAAAGTTTCAAATACTAATTTAGCTTCTTTTACACTAGCAGCTTTATCAAAAGCAGCCAATACTTTTACTTTTTGACTTTCAGTCAAATTTTTAGATTTGAAGATTTTGTTAGTGTAAAGTAATTTAGCGTTGAATAAGTTTACTTCAGACAATTCTTCTTTAATGGTTTTGATGGTGTTGTAAGCTTCTTCAAGCTCAGACTTCATTTCTTCCATTTCTTTAGTTTCTTCAGTTTCAGCCACTGCTTTTTTCATAGCGGCTTTCTTAAAGAATTGAATGGCTTTGTCACCACCAACTTTAATAGCAGCTAAAATAGCAGGTACTGCTAAACCACCAGCTACAACTAAATACTTAGCAGCGTCAATGCTGATACCTAATTTGTCAGCTAGATCTAAGAAATCAGTGCCACCACCTACAATTTCTTCCATTTTTTCTTCGGTTTTCATTTCTGTTTCTTTAATTTCAACTTCTTCTTCTTCACTTTCTTCTTCTTCACTTTTTTCACCACCTTCGATGTTGCCTTCTAATTCTCCAGCAGCCACCATATCAGCGATTACAGATTCGATGAATGACTTAAGATCGTCCTCGTCCATGTTTTCAATGTCGATTTCTTCTTCTTCAGTTTCTTCGGTTTCTCCTTCAGCTTCATCTAAAGCTTTTAATTGAAGTTTCTTTTCACCATCTTCTTCACCACTGAATCCTTCAGTTCCTCTTGATGAAAATTTACCAAATCCACCTTCTTCCAATTCATCTAATTCACGAAGGAGTTCTTCTAAATCAAGTTCTCCCTCTTCCATAGAATCAGTAGATTCAGCTTTCGCTTCTTCTACGTCGTACATTTCTTGCATCTCTTTTTCTTTACCTTCTTCTACTTCGTATGCTTCTTCTAATTCTTCTTCTTTGTCCATCTCAGCGATTTTCATAGCGAATTTTTCTTGCATTAAAGGAGTAAAGGCTTCTTCAAGAGCTGCTTTTGCATTGGCGATGGCAGTTTCTTTAACTGCTTTAGCATCAGCAATGGCTTCTTTTAACAAATCTCTGTTTGCCATAATTTTGTTTTTTGTCCTCAAATAATTTTTTGTTGGAAATACACTTATTGTTGACGAATGTCGAAGCGTAATAGAATATTTTCTTGATAATACGATATAGAAAATCGTATATTGTCAGGTATACGTATATCGGTATTTTTTAAAAATGCGAAAAGAAACCCTCCTTTTTTAAGGGAGGGTCAGTCAAGGGATACTATCCCAAGAGAGGTTAAAATATAGGGCATGTGCCATTAGCACATAAAATTTCTGTTAATAAAGAATTAACTTTAGCAAATTTATTTTCAGGTAAGTTTTCTTTTCCTTCTCTAACTAATTGCATGTATGAACCTGGATTAGAAGGTGTTGAAACAAAATCCCAACATAATAATTCAAAATCATCTTGTACTTCTAAAGTACCCTCATTAATTTCTTTTAATGAACCCATACCACGAGATGATACACCTACAGTTACATTATTTTCAATAAGTGCTTTTAAGATATTACCTGAAACTGTAGGTAAAATTTCTATTTTACCCATTACTTTATCTCTATCCCACCAAATTTCTCTGATAACATGAGATACATTTTTAAGAGAAATAATTGTTGAATCAGGGTGGTCTAATTCACCTGTTGCTCTATTTTCTGCTATAACTTTACTATAACTATCAATTTCTTTTTCCCAAATTTCTCTAGGATAATATCTACCATTACCGTTTTTTACTTCAGCTGTAGCTAAAATACCTTGAACCATAGGATTACCAGATGGTGCTTTTAAACCTTCAATAAGTTGCATTGGTGCAACTTTAAACGGTATGGTTTCAATTAAAACTTGTTTCATTATTTTTTCTTATCTAAATCACCGTAGCCACTTGATTTATATTTTCCTTTTGGTTCTTTAGGTTCACCTAAACTTGGGGCGTTATCTACATAGCCAATACCTTTAATACCAAAAGAAGCTTTTGTATGGTAATAATTAATATCTTTACCCATATTTTTAGCTACAATTGCTTTTAATTCATCAACTGTTTTTTTAGCATTTTTAGGATCACCCATTTCAGTTAAGTAACCTAATAAAAATGATTGACCATAAAGGTTATCAATATTTTTAGGATCATTATTGTCAAAATTACTTTCTAAATCTTTAGCTACATCTTTATCTATTTTTTCAAATGTATTTTGATCACCATATTCTTTTTTATCTTTAACACCTACCGCTTCTTGAATATTATCATTAAAGATTTTAAACCAATCTTTACGACCAGTTGTTACTCCACCTACACCTTCATTTAAGATACTTTTATTTCTTAAGATAGTGACAGCAGTATTATAATCTGTTAAAGGAGCAATCAATTCAGGAAATACACGACGAGCACTTTTTAAAAAGTCGTCTTTACTTCCTTTGCCTTCTTTAATAAGGCTATATTGTTGTTGTAATGTTTTTTCCATTTTGTTATAAATATTAAGGATATAATAATATTGCTCCAGCTGAAATAGAAGCGCTAGTTACAAATAAAGGAATTGTAGCTCCAGAAGCAAAGGTTAATCCACTTCCAGCTACATTAGTTCCATTAGCATCTTTTAAACCAGTGAAAGTAACTGCTTGAGCTACTGAAAAACCGGCGAAAGAACCAGTTATACTTGCGGATCCACTTAATAATGCTGCTGCGGGATTTACAGGAATTGTTGCCATATTTTATTTTTTAAATAGTTCTATTAAATCGTTTAAATAATCGTTTGCTAAGTCTGTACCATATACTACACTAAATGATTCTGGATTTTGTCTGTAATAACCCATGGTTTCATGTTTTGCTTGTTGTAATAAAGGTAATAACTCATTTAATTTTCTTTCTAATTCATCAAATCCCATTAAACGAGAAGCGATAAATTTTTTATTTTCAGGATTTGTAATGTTTAAATCTTGTAAATATTCTTCAACATTAGTATTTCCTTCCCAAAGTGGTTTAACAATAATACCTTTAGCCTTTTTATTTAAAGCTTTTTGGTTAACTAATTTATATTTAAAATCAGTTACATATTTAT